CCTTCGTTAACAATCTTTAGGTATTTCAATAAACCACCGGCAAATCCACCTGATGAGTTAATACGACTCTCTTTACTACGAATGTTAGACATACATAATCCAATACCTGCAGCATCTGATGAATACGTTGAAATATCATTAAAGGTGTCTAATAAACCTTGTCTTGAATCCCCGTTATTGTATTTCAACACACAGGACGCTAATTGAGGTGTTTTAGTTCCCGCATTAATCATAATTGGGGTTGCCGGAGAGATAAGTTGATTTGATAACGAATTGTAGTATTCAACCGCCTCTTCAAATGATTTAGTAACCCATAAAGCAACTCTCATATACATATGTTGCGGTCTTTCAACAACAACACCTTGTGGAGTCTTCAACAAATACATTTCCTGTAATGATTTCCACGCAAAATAATCAAAATTGTAATCATTCTCGTGATTTATTACAGAATCAATATCCCCCCAACCATATTCGTTAATAGTATCAATTAATATGTCATTAATAACTCCATCCTCGTGTAAACGTTTCATAGTATTACAGAAACTTTCGTCAGTTTCTTTATGATACGCAGAAATAGCCACCGAAGAAGCCAATCTTGAATAATCGTGATGACTACCGGTATAAGCCGCAGCAATCTCGTAAACCAATTTATCTAACTCTTTTGTGGTAATCACACCTTCAGTCGGAACAGAAGTAATCACCTTAATGAATACCTCATCAGCATTAACGTTTAACCCTTTAGCAGCTCTTTTTACTCGACTGTATATTTTTTGGGGGTTAAACGACACCTCGTCACCCCCTCTTTTTTTTATCTTTAATGACATCATATTTTAAAAATCTTCTGTAAATGTTAATGACTCACCTAATTTCGCCTTTTGGTATTCCATAGTTCTTGACTCAAAGAAATTACCCTTTGTCTCGACAGCTATTTGTTCCATAAATTTGAATGGTTGTTCCACATTAAAATGTTTCTTACATCCAAACTTAACTAATAGTCCGTCAGTTACAAATTCAAGATATTGTTTCATCAAATTTGAATTCATACCTATTAAAGATACAGGTAATGACTCAGTAATAAACTCTTTTTCAATCTCTAACGCAGATAATAAAATTTCTTTAATTCTTTTCTCTGTTGGTTTGTTCTCAACGTGATTGTTAATCAAATGGATAGCAAAATCACAGTGTAAGTTTTCATCTTTAAAAATAAGACTATTAGCGTTACACAATCCTTGCATAATTCCTCTTGATTTCATCCAAAAGATAGAACAGAATGAACCGGAGAAGAATATACCTTCAACCGCCGCAAACGCCACTAATCTTTCTTGAAATGAAGAGTTTTCAATCCAATCAAGAGCCCATTTAGCTTTCTTTTGAACGGCAGGTAATCTGTCAATTGCGTGAAAACATTCATCCTTTTCTTTCTCGTCAGATACGTAAGTATCAATCAATAATGAATACATTAATGAGTGAATGTTCTCCATCATAATTTGGAATCCGTAGAAGAACTTTGCTTCAGCATATTGAACTTCTTTTAAGAAATTCTCAGCCAAGTTTTCATTAACAATACCATCAGACGCCGCAAAGAACGCTAATACATTTTTAAGGAAGAACCTCTCATTATCAGATAGATTTTCCCAATCTCTAATATCGTTAGATAAATCCACTTCTTCTGCCGTCCAAAACGCGGCTTGGTGTTGTTTATAAAATTCCCATATATCGTTATGTTCTATAGGGAAGATAACGAATCGGTCATTATTCGGTTCTAATATTTTTTCTTTCATTTTAAATTAATTTTGTTGTTGGTTTTTTTCTTTTCTCTTGTCTAACAAGTCTTTGATTCTTTGTCTATTTCTTTCTTCGGTTTGTTCTTCTAATCCTAAGAATGTTACTGAACTTTCAGTATCAATCTCCAACATACCATTGTCAAATTTACAATTCTCAAAGACAACACCATCATCACCAATCCGTGATTTAGTAATTGCGATTGTTGCTAATTTCATTTCTTTTTGTTGTAAAGATTTAGCCACGGAAATGATTACGTGTCCAACCTGTGCTTTTTTAATAGACCCACCCATTTGGTCGGTTGTAACAACATCAGACGATATTGAACTTCTATTACCCTGAGTCGCTGTCCATCCTACCAAATCAAGTTCGTGACACATAGATTCAAAACCTCTCATCACAGACCCTTCAGATTTCCATTCATCCCCCAAGTTTTTATCCGGTACCACACAGTCAATGTAGTCCAATAATACCATATCAATTTTGATTCCTTCTGAAATCATTTTTCTGATTTGATTCTTAATCTGCATCATTGTTACAGTATCGGATGGAAGTTTTTTAAGTATCAATTCATTAGGCATTTTTTCCTTAATTTCTTGAACTTTAGTTATTACTTCATCTTTTCTAATAGACAATTCATCCGGATGGATTTTTGTCCATAATGTAATGTGTTTACGTTGAATAATCTTTGGGTTATCCTCAAAGAATATTTGTAACACATTATATCCCAAATTAAATGCGTGATTTGAGATTTTTGTAAGTAAAGTAGATTTACCTACACCTGTTGGTGCTAAAATAACACCGATTTCACCTTTAGCCAACCCTCCTTTTAAGAGTCTATCTATCCCCGGAATACCCATTGGTATCGGATGACGATAATCCTCGTTTAGAACATCATCTAAATTGCTGAAAACACTTTCCGTTCCCTTATCGTGTTCCCCAACCTGAAGAGCTTTACTCACCATCTCTTCTAATGTGTCGTAACTCTCAAATTCACCAGTGTCGATGATTTTTTGAGCTTTAACCATTACTTTCTGTAACTCCTGTTGTTTACAGAACTTCATCGATTTTTCTTGCACAAACTCAGCCCCTTCAAGCGTAGACTCCTTAACTTTTGTAAGGGTATCAATAATTATTTTTGCTGCTAGAGGTTGTTGTATCTCAGATTTTGTAATTTGTTCTAATGTGTCAAAGGTTGGTGTGTGTTCGTATTTTGTATAATACTCCTTAATCATTTGGATGATTAATTTGAAATATTTATTCTCAAAATAACTTGTTTCAATCACATCTATAATTGACCGTGAAAAGTCTTTGTCGATAATGATTTGGTTTAGTAATTGTATCTGAAAGGTGCTACCTAGATACTCGAAATTTTTGTTTGACGCCATATATTTTTTCTTTTAGTGTAATAATAAATACTACACACTTAGGGTAACATCTAGATATTTTTTTGTTAAATTTTTAGATGAAAAGATGTCAGTCAAGTTCATCAATAGGTTTTTTAGGTGTGGGCGTACATCCACAGTATATCTTATCTTTGGAGGGTATACTTTTGCGTCCACCTGTCTATGACAAATTGTCACATCATTTTGTTTGATGAAGATGTTAAAGTACTCCGGACCGTCCGTATTAGACGTTTCCAAAATAGCCGGATTGTTAATAATTTCGTACAGATTATCCGTCATATACGTTACGGTTTTCAACGACAATTGTTTTTGAATGTCGTCTTTAAATTCACGAAGTAATTCGTAAAGTTCCAAAGAGTTTTTACCCTCATTATTGAACTCTCTCACGTTAAAAAATCTTTGCACAATGATGTTATCATTTACCATCATTAAGAATTCTAATTTTACCGATTCTTGGTCTTTCATAGCTTTAGTTAATTGTTTTTATAATTTCTTTTTTCTTTTCTTGTTAATTTCATAAAGGGTCTAACAAAATTCACCCAAGCATCATCCCCCTTTGGTAGATACTTAAAAAACCCGTCTTCCATCATCATCTTAATAAGTCCTCTATGACCCCTACCATCAGGGTCTAAAGTTTCTTTATAATACAATTCAACAAGTTCTTTAGCATCATCAGTAATTAATGGGTTTGATAAGTTTATGATTTTTTCATTTATCACAAAAAATTCATCACCATAAACACCACTTTTAGTTTTACCGGATAAAAGATTTTGTAATGTCTTATTATCTTTATTCTCCTTTAGTAGAGTTTCTGCCTTTTCTAAAATATCGGTGATTGAAACCGGTTTTTCAAGTAGCTCAGGAAAAAACTTTATAAGTGTTTTCTCCCCCAACCCTGAAATACCATCAATATTATCCGATTTATCTCCCGATAAAATTTTATAAGTTCTAATGTTTTGATGCGGAAATTCGTAAAAATCACATTTGATTTTACTTCCAACGTGATAAGTTTGTTTGGTTCTCGGATAAAACACCGATACCTTATCCGAGATTAATTGGGTAAGGTCTTTATCCCCCGAATAGATGGTCTTTTGTTCGTTCTCCGAGATTTGGCAGTAGTAAGCAATCAAATCATCTGCTTCGTTATTATCTACGTTGATTTGTCTTATATAACAGTCCTCCAAGTATTGTTTGATTCTTTCTTTCTGCTCAGTGAAAGAATCTAACTTATACTCGTTGTCTCTGTCTCTACGTTGTTCTTTATATTGGGGATAAATAAGTTTTCGAGTCGAAGAGTTATCATCACCGTCCCACATAACAACAACCTTATCAAAGTCTTGTTCGTCTATGAAACGTCTAATGGTATTCACAAAGTGCCATAAGGCACCTATGTGTTTTCCATTGTGATAATAATCTTTAACCCCGTGGAATCCAATCTTTACTAAATTGTTTCCGTCAACCAAAAGTGTTTTAGTCACTTGTTTTTGTTTGTATTCGTTACTACTCTTTTTCTTCTACCTCTTTTTCTTCTACCTCTTTCAAATCGTAATCACCATCTGTTCCGATGATATTCTTCCAATATTCAGAGTATTCTTTTTTGTATTTCTCAATAGACGCTTTTTCTTCGGTAGTTTCTTTACCTGCCAAGAATCCGTGAGGTGTTACAATAATCTTACCATCTTCATAACCCAATCCGTTGATGTGGTTTTTCATTACTGAGATTTTAGTTCTCACAGCAAATTTGATAGTTCTTTTATCTTTAGTCGCGGTAATCTTTGTTGTTCCCGCACCTTTTTCATTCCCGAAACGGAAAACTAATGAGGAGTTCAACCAAATCGCCTCACCACCTTTAGCCTTAATTTTAGGTTGTCCAAATGGATTATCCGGAAGTTCAACCCAAGGTTGGTTAACAATAACCAAAGTATTCTCATATTTAGAATCCGCTTTACGACTTCCCGATATTCTTTGATTGATACCCATACCAATTTTGTCAGCCAACGCCGCCGCGTTATGTTGTTTACCACCTTTACCTTCAAAAGTCATTTTACAAGGAACTGAACCAACAGAATCCCATAAGAACAATAAACTATAATCTAATTCACCTTTCTCTTGAGCGTCAAGTAAACTATTAATGTAATCTGTAATTTGTTCTATATAACTAAAGTTATTATTGAAGATGTAGAACCCGTCCCATTCTAATTCACCCGTTTCTTCATCAACCATTTCTTCACAATCAAAACCCATAAGTTTTGCGTGTTCAAATGACCACTTTTGTTCGGTAATAATGAATACCGGTAATATTTGTTTTTTCTGAGCATCAACAGCACATTTCACCAACGCAGTTGTTTTACCTGTATCTGAGTGACCCAAGAACATATTTAAGTGTCCTATAGCCGGTCCCGGAATACCAACAGCATCCAAAAAGTCAGGACCTAAGTCGAAAAACCTTTGTGGTTTGTATTTTGCAGATGTCGAGAATTTGTCCTTAATGGACTTAAAATCGTGTTTTTTAATCGCCATATGTCTAAGTTAAATTAATTTTTTGAGTTTTTTTAGACAAGTTGGACACTAATTATGTCTTAGTGTCCAAGTTATTTGTCCAAGTTTTTTTTTGATTAGAATGGCATATCATCATCCTCTTCAGCGCCCGCTTGTGGGTCAATTGGAGCCGATGGTTTAGAACCACCAAATGAAGTTTCACTTTCATCAGAGTTACCATAATCGTAACCACCTTTGTCAGTATTCCATTTTGGAGATTCGCCTCTTGCAATAGCTTCTAAGTATTCAACCGGTTTTTTAGAGTAAACATCTTCCCAAGTTAATTCATCGTTAACCCAACTTTCAGAAAGTTTTGTGTCTTCGTGAATTGGAGCCGCGTCATCATACATAACTGTCTGAATTACCGTGTAAACCGCCCCTTTTGGAGTTTTAGCTTTTGTTAATTCAAGGATAAGGTCTCTCCCTTTTTCAGGGTCAGCAATATCTCCTTTGTTTCTGTAGATAGGGATGATTTTGTCATAGATACCCTCATTTTTGTAGTTAGATTTAAATCTCCAAAATTTAACTCCATCTTCTTCGTTATCTCTATCGATAACTTTAACAATGTAGAATTTACGTGATAAATAAGTAGATGACAATTTTTTGTCATTTTCATTACCTGTCGAACGAAGTTCTTCGTAAACCTCAGTTAAAGGTGAACGTTCATTGTCATTTTTTCCCGGGTCATAAAATTTTTGGAATTTTCCATCAACTTGAATCTCGTGGTACCAAACTTCTTTAAATGGTGAAGAACCATCTGTAGTTGGTAAGATTC